CGGCTGGAAAGCTTATTCCAGACTGGAGCGGTTCCCTGTTAAGGGGCACGTCGGAGGTCTTAACAACCTCTTCTGTGAACGCTATTGGGGAGACTTTAGCTTACTCCCCCGACGGCATCATCTCGGGTCTGTGTTCCCCCTTCCAAGTCATTGGGAGGAAAGGGCAATTCCTGCTTAACACAGGCAGATTCCGAGTTTTGGTGCTCGCGCTGATAACGACCTGTTATCAGGGATGACCACGAGTACTCTGTACGTGATCCCCCGTTGTCAACGGGAGGGCCATACTAACTCTTATCCAAGGAGCAAATATGGTTGCACCGATCACGGGACCATTCACACGGTCCACTGTGCTGCGGCAGATTCAGTCCGGAATTTACAACTCCGTTGTGTTTGAAAAACACTCTGAATGGTACCGACAAAGGAAGCCTTATAACCTTCCTCTGTTCTACAGCATGGATTGCTTGAGCCTCGACTACTACTTTGAGCCGTTCCCGCCTAATGCGAGATCGACGATTAGTTGTAGTCCTTATAGACCCGGTTTGACAGCCGATTCTATAAACAGGGCATATGGTAAGCTTGTCGAAGACATTGGTGACGCATCCCTATGGGCCGTCAACATTGCTGAGCACAAGCAAGCCATCAAGCTTATTGGTGATGATGCGTTCAAACTGATTAGGTTTGTTCGTGCCCTTCACCGTTTTGACTTTCCTGAAGCTGCGCGCGTTCTCAAGACTTTTATCCCAAAAGGATTGAAGCCTAAAGCCAAGGAATTTGGGAATAATTTTCTCAAATTCCATTTTGGCTGGGAGCCGCTAGTCAAGGATATTGGCGCCGCTATTTCCACTCTCCAAGCTCCTATTAACTCTAAACAAGTTACTGGGAAATCTGGAAAGGTCAATCGTATCGAAGATACGGGAAAGATCGGCTCACCCTGGTCTAGGCAAGTTGATGTTATAACTACCTATACTAGGATGAGTTGTACGGTTACGGTTACCAACCCTAATCTGTACCTCGCCTCGCAACTGGGCTTTGTGAACCCTCTTGCGGTAGCTTGGGAATTAGTACCTTTCTCCTTCGTGGTAGATTGGTTTGTCAACGTCGGCCAATTTCTTGGCTCGATGACTGACTTCGCTGGCCTCTCGATCTCGAGTGGCTATACGACTCATTACCAGGTTATAAAAAGAACTGAGTCTTGGCAAACTGGCTTGGTCGCCAGATATTCCTCGACTTTCGTCCGACGGGGTTACGGTATATCCGGTCCTACCCTGAAGGCACGCCCCTGGAAAGGCGTCAGCCCGGTGAGAGCAGCTACGGCTATCTCGCTATTGGTTCAACAATTGAAGTGATCCGGTACTCCGGCTCTCCTTCGCATCGAAAGCGTTATCATGCCCACGATGGCAAACATCACTGTCAAGAAGAACGACGGTACCACCGATATCGTGTGGACTGCTGTTCAGGCCTCTGGGGGCGAAAGCTCCCCCGCTGTCTGGAGGTCAAACACGATCGGGACTGGTCCATCCCAACGACCGGAGATTCGTCTCCAGTCGAAGTGGAATGGTGACCAAACGGCTCGCCGTTTGGACATCAGTGGTACCTACCCGACTTTGGCTACTGCAGCCGATGGTTCAGTGAGCGTTATCGCTCGTTGCAATGTCCAAGCAAGCGTCGTCGTCCCGATGGGCATGCTGGATACAGACATCAATGAGGCTTGTGCCCAGTTGATGAATCTGATGTCCAGTACGCTCTTCAAGTCGTCGTTGCAAGCCGGATACGCTCCGACGTAACACCCACCCGGCGGCCTTTGACAAGCCGTCTGCTCCCTTATAGGAGAAAACCACGTGAAAAAAACTGCTTTTCTGCCACACTCAGTGGAGAGAGCGGTCCTCCAGCTCTTTGAGGACCTCGCCAGCCCGGTAAGTCTTAAGATGAAAATCTTGTACGATTCCGGGGAGTGGGATCAACTTGCTTCCCAGCAAGTTCTCCCTGAACACTATCTTGATGCTGAAAGCTATTGGCGTGATGCCACCGCTGTAAGCATACTTCGTAAGCTTGAAGAGTTACCTACCAGCTTTGACCGAAAGGCCGTAGCAGAGGCTTCTTTTCTTAGCTCGGAGGAGATGTGTTTTCGCACCAATCTTCGACTGCTACCCTATCTTTCTCCAGGTCAACCGGAGACCGATCTAGGGGTGTGCCGATTCTTTTCGGACGCACGAAAAATAGCTAAGTCGATTCTCGGCCACTGCCCCGACGATGTCGATGGCAGGTTTGGTCCGGGTGCGACGTATGGCGATAGGGGTCGCTTGACAACGATTCCAGATAAAATGTCATCAGAACCCACTCTTACTCTCGATGCTTGGCCCTTCTACTTCCAGTGGAGGGGCACTGCGTGGCATAGAGCCGTGCGGTCATCGGGTCGAGGTCTCGTTTTCTCCAGCGGAAATCGTTTCACAACGGTTCCGAAAGATTGTACAAAGCACCGCGGCATAGCCGTTGAGCCTAGTATAAATCTTTTCTATCAGCTGGGGTATGGCCGCGTTATCCGTGGTCGATTGAAACGCGTGGGGATCAACCTCACGGACGGGCAGGATATTCACAGGCAGGTCGCCTGTGAGGCCTCTATCAAAGGTCATCTTGTCACGTTAGATCTCTCTAACGCGAGCGACACCATTTCTAGCAGCCTAGTAAAACTGCTACTTCCAACCCAATGGTTCTCTGTCC